AACACAAGTTAAACAAAGACTAATCAAACTTACCATTGAGAGCATTTACTTGCCACTTGGTCAATGGTTCCTTAGTTCCTGTTTGGTAATGTATCCATGTTGAAGGTGTCGGTTCCGCGTTAAAGGTCACATTAACTTGCTTGTCGCCGTCACTACAATGATCACCGTAGTGTCGTGACGCATTTGGATTTGATCCAACTAAAACATACTTCACAAAGCACTCAGCACAATAATGATGCTTGACCGGATACTCTTTTCCATTGACAAACATGGTCGTTGACTGCATGGGCTTTTGAATACGATGATAGTACTGCCGGTAACCATAATTCCATACATATTCGCACACTGCTTCAGTATCGTAGTAGCAGTTTGCGTTCGCACAGTCACCCATCACATGCTGGAATTCAAAACGCTTGTCAACATAGCGTTCAGTAAACACTCCATACTTTACAGAAACCATTTGTCCAGCAATGTAAAATTGGCTCACAGATTTACTAAACAACACACACGTCTCTTTGAAGCTTACAAGATAGTCTTTGTTTCCAAGACGGTCAACAATGAGTGCTATGAGCTCGCTTGGCAAGTTGCAAATGCTTGGAGCACAAGCTTCGCACATAATCGTTTGTTGTTGTTTGTCGCTTGGTGCTTGTCGCTTTTCGCTTGTTTGTCTAGACTATAAATAAATACCAAAAAAAAGAAATCAATTTTTATAATGTATAACAACATCTATAAATTTCTCTCTTCATACTAATTTTTTTTTATAACATTTTTAATGGTCTTGCCATTTTTTATTAATTTGTTATATTTGTGTTTTAACTTTTTAAGAGTTGCTTTTTTACCCATTCCAAAATGTGGGAACCAACTTTTTGCTGTTTTCTGTAAATTATGAATAATAGATTTATTGGAATGTTTCTTTTTTGTAAGAATTCTAGTTTGTATAATTTCAAAATCTATATATACTAATTCTACTGCAAATTTAACTAACTTTGAGTGCTCTATTAAAGTAGCTATACTAAGTTTATTGTCTACTATAAAATTGACATCATCTGGTAAAATCCAATTTCTATTTGAACCCCATGAATTTTTTACAATCAAAAATTCATTTTCAATACCAGTTATTAAAATAGTATGTTGATATATATCAAGTAATACATACAACCCACGCCCAAGAACTTGTATAATTGTTTTTAACCACATTGGTTTTCCGAAAAAGAAATTGCTCTGTTTACTTGGCAAAAAGATTGCGTGACTAGCTGATTCTGTGTTAAATGTTGGATGATTATATGGGAATCCACTTTTAGGGTTAAGATGAACAAAAGAATTAAGATCCATTGACATAAACAAATTAATTTTTAAAGTATTTTTCCTTAATGCTATTCTAAGGAGTTTAAATATATGTGCTAATTTGGTAATAAGTGTTGAAAAGTTAACTTTATTTTCTTGAACTTGCTGATATGTTGGTTTTATTAATCCACCACCTTTAGCCCCAGCAACCATGTCCCTATATGCTTTGCTAGAGGCGTAGTCATTGTAGTCCCTATATAATTCCTCTTCAGGTGACGACGGTGATGAAGGTGGTGTTGGTGGCTGAATATCTTGATAATCATTATATTTTAATAAAACTTTTATTTTTTCTTCTGATATACTCCTTCGTATTAATTTAAAAAAATTAAATATTGGTCCAGCCAATCCTCTTTGTGGTTTATATAGTAGATGACAATATTTATTTTTTATGCTATTAAAAATAAAATGAAATAACAATGCAGATAAATTCTCAGACTCCCAATTTATCACTTTCTTCAATGGTTTATGCATACTAAATGATTGTTCTTTTCGTTTATAAACATCTTGCGCTTCAGCAATACAATGAAAAATTGTATGCTCAGTACTGCAATTAATAGTATCATAATACTCATCTAATAATTCACCTTCATAAAACCAAATTGGATCATTAAATTTACTATTCAAATCTTGTAGTCCACTAAAATGTATTTTTATTAACCTTGATATTAATCTTGACATTGCATGTGCCCAACATGTTCCCTCATCGCCCTGAGTAGTTGAATAAGGTGAAACTTTTCTTACATAACTCATACTATATATTAAGTTTTTATATTATTTTTACAAAAAATATAAAAAAAAACAACAAAACATCAAAAAGCAAGATCTTTTCTTTGTTCATTCAAGAAGCATCATTCAATTACTGAGCATGTATTCCTGTTCTTCGGTTAGCACATGATCTTCACCAGTAACACAATTGTACCATGTAGAAGGCCAAGGTTCATTGTGAAAGTAGACCTCTACCTCTTGAACTCCATCACAATAGTTTCCATAGTGCTGCGACGCATTCTTGTTTTCACCCACCAAAACATGTTTCTTGAAGCACTCGCAACAATAATGAGACCTAATCCAATGTGGCTTTCCATTTACCCGTGCAGTTGTAATGTTCAACGCTGGTTGCCTGTCAGTATGCTCATACGCCAACGAGTGAGCCTCCCATATATATAGCACTGCTGCTTCCGTGTCCCTAACACAGTCAGGATTAATACAATATGAACGCTTGGTCGGAACAAACTTCTCAAAAAACTCCAGCAATCTCTCTTGTGCGACCGAAAATGAAACGTGGTCGCTATACATAGTTGCTTTTGCTGTTTGATTTGATTGCTTTTGCTGTTTTGCTCTTTGCTTTGACCGAGGCTATAAATAAATGCTGAAAAAAGAAATCAATTTTTAAAAAGTATAACAACAATTGCTTAGTTATTTTTTTATAATAAAGAGAACTTCTTATATTCACATAATTGAAAATATATATTTATAATCAGAAACGAGTGTATTATTTGGTGACTTATCTAACTCTTTTAATAGTAAATCACTATTTCCTCCAAATAACCCCGCTTTTTTTGCCATAATTATTATTTCTTTATTTATTGTTTCAATATCTCTAGTAAATGATTGTAATACTTGCTCTTGAATGATGGATAATAAACACTGTTCTGATGTCTGTTTGTGGGGTTCTACTGTTGTAAGTCGTCCATTATTATAATAAGATTGAACTTTTTTACATAGTGTAAGTTTCTTTTCAAGAAGAACTTGAAGTTGTTCGGTATATGCTGCTTGTAATGCTAATGCTCTTTCTTTAGCATTATAATTGGCAAGCAACAATTCTTCTTCATCATCTTTCTTTTCTTCTTCCTTTTTATAATTTTCTTCGTTTGTTTGCGTTTGAACTTCAACTCTATCGATGACTTCCTTAATGACTTCTTCTTCCTTAATAACTTGAATAAGTTGTTTTACACTTAGCACAATACTTAAAGCTGTGCTATAAATAATAAGGAAACACATAATAACAGAATTAATGCTAATAGTTTCATAATAGTTAGTAGCACTAACTGGGCTTTCAAAGACACAAGTATAGACTTCCATAATTCACTATTATAATTAGTTTGTTAAGAGAGAAAAAAACAATCAATTTTTTTTCACACCTTACACAAATATATACTTACATCTAGCATAAGTTATATTTACCTCATCTATATAGTCATAGTTGTGCTTAACATTTCTCAAATCTCCAACTAAAACAAACTTTTTCAAGCATTCACTACAATAATGTGTATTAATACAATATTTTTTTTCATTAATTAAGGCTATTGTTTTTTGTAAGGCAAATTGCCTAATATGTTCATAACAAAAATCACCATTACGATAATGTTTATAAAATACTTCCTTACTATCTTCACAACAATTAATATTTACACAATATATTTGCTGTGAAAATTGACCTAGTCTACTAGACAACATAAGTTTGGCAATTGAAAACTTAGAAATGCTATTATAGTTAGCTAAACACGTTCTCTTAAGTAACGCAAGATAACTATAATGTTTTACATGACTTATAATAACACGAATAACATCATCATTTAAGTCGCAAAAAGTTATAGTCATTATTTTTGCTTAGACTTAGTCTTAGTCTTAGTCTTAGATTTACGTTTAGTTTAAGCAATTAGTTTTTATACTATATAATTTTATATACTATAAAAATAAAACTAAGCAAATCAATTTTTTAGTAAGTAGTCAATAAGACAACCAGTCAACCACTTTTTTCCAAGTATTCAACAGCTTTTAGAATCATTTTTTCCTCATCATTAATTTTCTGAAATAGTATATTTTCATTAAAATATAATGTAATATAGCTAGCATTAAAACCCTTTAACACTAATACTATACCTTTAGCACCAATTTTTATATCACATAAAACGGAACCGTTTGTTATTTTTATTGGATCCAAGCGTTTCAAATTAATCCATCGTATGTTTCGCCCATATTTTAAATCGCTTATATTGTCTATATACATATAGCCATTTAATTTTTTATGAAAACTTTTCAAGTCATCTCTCTTCAGTCCAAGTTCTTGTAATATTTCATTTTTTTTATTTTTAATATCTTGAATATTTGTATTAATAATATTTAAATTATCATCATTTTCAAGAGCTTGCTGTAGCAATTGAATATTCATAGCCTTCTTAAATAAAACATATATTTTATGTTTTAATATGTTTTTATATATTTTAATATATTTTAATATATTTTAATAACTATTTTTCAATTTAAACACATTTAAATTGCGCATTACGCGTTTTATTTTTAGGACATTTAGCATTACAACGTTTTGTAATATGATTATAATCTTTATTTTTTGATTCGCATAATCTGCGTTTAATAATTGAAGAGCCCGAGCTTTGTTTCTTTTGAGTGCCGCGTAAATTCATTTTAACGCATCTAAAGCTTTTGTTTCTAATAAATCCAGGCTTACATTCGGCAACACATCTGTTTGTAGCAGAGTTTAATACTGGTTTAGCAGGGGGGCAAACTTTCGCAAGGTCGACTTTAATTTCTTTTTTCTTAATTTTTTCAATAACTTCTTTAACTTCAACAGACGGTTCTTCACTTGTCTTTGAATAATAGTTATATTTTTTTAGTAAACTTGTGTAGTTTTCTTTAAGTTCCACAATATTAATATTTCGTTTTTTAAAATCATTATGATAATAATAATACAATAATATTCCAAATTCCTTAAAAAAGTCGGGGTTAATGGTTCCAGGTTTTTTATAGATTTTAGTAAAAAATAACTTATCTGGCTTTTTAAAACGCAAATAATCAGCCAATTTAGATAATGCCAATGATAAACAATATATGTCAAATGATTTTGACACATAACTAGTAAATTCACTATGTGTCTTAAAATGGTCTTTTATAGCCATACATTTAGGTCTATTAGAATTAAACGCCGCTTTATTAGAACAACTATTTTCAGAAGCATAATAACTATGACTTACACCTAATGTTTCAGTATTATTATTACATTTTTTAATAAAATTTTTGAAGTTTGTCATTTGTCCAAAATCTATATATTTTGCTTTTCCATTATTAACATTATATACCATATTTTGCATTTTTATATCTCTATGAATTATTTTATTAGCTTGAAAAAATAGCAATCCATCAAATAACCCTAGCAACGAGGTTAAAAATACTTTTTTAGCATTTAATGTTTCTAATGGATATACTTCTTTAATGTAGTCAAGTATATTAATGCCTCCATCTTCTAATAGCAACATTAACAAGTCATTTTTGTTGTTAGCAAATGTGGCTTTAACAAGTTTTGTTTTACAATTTTTAACACTATTATTAAATCGATTATCCATTAAAGGCTTACATAAATGAGGACCAACAATAGCATATTTTTCTAAGCCAACTATATTATTTATTGAACTATATTCGCTTTCTTCATTGATTGCGTCAGATTTATACATTATTTTAGATATTTTATTGTTATAGTCTTTTTTAGTTAATACACCAACGCCAGCGTCATCACACAAAAGCGGGGGTTTTAATACGCACCCAAATGTGCCTTCGCCTACAACTTTAGATGTCATTATATATAACTAAATATTAATATTTTTCATAATTATAAAATTAGTAATATTTAGTTATATTTAGTTATATATAATATTAAATGAAAATAACATTCAAAAACAACAATATATATTATTATCATTATAAAATAATTCGTGGAGAACTATGTTGGGTTTTACTTCCTAGCGTATTAGTGTTAATATTTTATTATAATTCTTATATTAAATATGTAAGTTTAATTTTCTTATTAATTGGAATAGTTGGATTAATTGATAGTTATTATAAAATCATACAGGAAAAGTTAGTGTTTATTTTTATTATTAATATATTTATACATTTAGTTGGTTTTTATCCATTATTAAATGTTACAAAATACTTTGAATACAATAATATTATATATTATTTTGGTTTATTAGCATTAGCAATAACATATTTATTACCATATTGGCCTTATCATGTATCTCGAAAGTTAATAGCTAGTTTAATTATATTATTATATTCAAGCTATACATTATATCATATATATAACAATTATTTAAACAAATAGTTTAAATAAAAAGTTTAAAAGTTTAAAGTTAATTTGTTTTGCTATGTTATAGTAAATGTTTTTTAATTCTACTCATTTAGAGGAAATGAAAATGGGTTATTTTGAACATATGTTTGTTTCATTACATTATGCTTTTATATTATTATTATCTTGTTTTAAAGCATTTATACATGCTTTTATACCTGATATATATGTAACATCGACAAGTGAATGTATTGTTGAAATAAACAAAGAACTAACAAAACATAAAAAACAGGATTATAATGGCTTTTATTATCAATAACATAAATAACATAAGTAACATAAATATAAAATTGAATTATTCAAACGCAATATAAACATATACATAAACAAACAAACACAAACTTACACTATAATATGCTTAAAGAAGAAACACTAACTGCTATGGATAATGCTATTAAAGCTATTGTTATGGATGAAGCCAATATTATAAAATATTTAGATCTATATAATTTTGACATTAAGTCTTATGAAACTATGGACGAATATATTTTAGACAATTATAATTACGAGTTGTTTGGAAAACAACTTCATTGGACTCAACTTGAAAGTGTGGGTTCTAGAACCATTCAATATTTTATACCATACATTACAATTATATCACATAACTATAATATATATTATGAAGTAATAAATTGGATTCAAAATCAAGACTATTATAAATTAATGAGTTTATATGCGCTAAGTGTATCATATGATATTATTAGTACACATATTGCTTCTATAAAAATGATATGGTTTAATAACGATAAAACATCTGATATTGTTTTAACAAGCTGAATAATAATATACTTTATACTTTATAATATAGTATATAGTATATGGTAAAACGCAAATCATTTAGAAGAAAAAGAATAATTACAAGACGCGCCCGAGGAAGAAGCTATAGCAAATCAAAACATCCTAGTGGAAGTGACAATAGACAGTCATTAGTAAATTATTGTAATGCCGATGATTGGACTAGTTATGAAAATTTAGTAGCTAAAATGATAAAACATAAAAATATTCGTAATGATTTTTTTAGACATTTGGATTCTCAAATTCATACTTTTAGTCAAAACACATTAGATTGTTTAGAAACATGTTTAACACGATTACAAGAAGAGGCAATACCAGAATCTAATAGCCATCTTTATTATATTGTTCAATCAAGACGCTAAATCAAGACGCTAAATTATATAAAAAAATTGAATTAGTTATACATACTATTATTTTATGTTATAGAAAAATATGGCTAGTTCAGCTCTTATGTTATTGTCTCTATTAACGCACAATAATAACAATATTATGAAACATATGTTTGATGTAAATTATTTAAAAACATTAGAAAAGAGAAAAATGATGCATTTAAATAAAAGTTATTACGAACACCAGCGTAATAAAATGAATGAAAATAAGGCGCAATTATTATTTAACGCACACGAAAGAACACATAAAAAGTATTATTTAAATAATTATAATTTTGCTAAGCGTTAAAACTGTTAAAACCATAAAAACTTATTAGTCGTTAAAACTTAGCCCTATTTTTTTTATTAAATATTATTAAACATAAATAATATTTAACAATAATTTTATAGTTCTTATTATATATAATGATTGATCCTAATAATTTTTATAATATAACATTTAATAATTATGATAAAAACAATTCAATAAATAATGAATTATTTGCCAGAAACTTTCCATCAAGCAATTTAACAATGAACTTTCCATTTAGACCAGTAAATACTAAATATACATTAATGCCTACAATTAATAATGTACTAAAATCAGTGGAACAAGTCGCAAATTATAATGTGTTTGATGTAAGTGCTATCTTTTTTCCAGGCACACGAAAGCCACATTTTTGCGGATTTGCTTCAAATGTAGATAAAGAGTCAACATTACGCAACCAATTTTTTGCCTTACAAAAGGCAGACCAGTCGCGTTATATTCCAGACAGCACAAGTGATTTATATGAAACTAAAATAGAAGAGTTGCCACAAAATGTTAATTTAGAAGCTAGTTTATTGTTTCAAGAAACTAGATTTAATGATTTTAATCCTAGTTTATCAAATTCAATTGGACATGAATTATTTTATAACTCAACACGAGTTCAATTAAAAGATTTAAAATAAAAATTATAATATACAACTATGTTTTCTAATTTAAGAGAGAATATAGAAACAAAAGAAACAAAAGAAACAAGCGAACTTAAAGAAGAAAAAAAAGCTAAGAAAAAAAAACTAAAATCAAAAGCGCAAAATAGTGTAACATTAGATTTAGAAATTAGTCAATCGCCTAGTAGCGTGCCTAGTAGCGTGCCTAGTATAGAGAAACCTCTTCAAACTAAAGAAAAAGAAAATGTAAGAGAGAGTGAGTCTGTAAACAATATAGATTTATTATATTTAACAAATCAGCATCGGTTCTTTAAGCCAAATAAAATAGATAATTTACTAAATAACAATTATTTACTAAAATCAATATATAATAATTTAGATGAAAATATAAATAGCTTTAAAGAACAAATATTAGCTACAAACAATAGTAACTTAAAGGAACTATTAGAAAATAATGGCTATAAAGAAGGTCAAGAAAAACACAAACTATATTATTTGCTATATGTATTAAATTTAATACAACATTTCAAAGAAACAAAAATTCAAAATTTAATATGCGAAGACCTTAAAGACTATTCAAATAATTATAAAACAACAAAACAAGAAGAAGATACATTAAATAGCAATGACTTTAATATAGTAAATGAAACATTAAAATTAATGTCTTCTACTAGTTCAAATTCAAAAAAATTAACTAATATAGATTTAATGGTTACTAAAAAGTCAAATGCTAGTCTATATAAGAAAATTCTCCCACAAAAATGGGAATAAATTAATTAATAACTTTATAATATACTTTTTATATACTTATTATATAGTATTATGACTTTTAAAAATAATTTATATAACAAATTGTCATTTAGTAAAGGGAGAAAAAATAGGCAGTCACGCCGTAACTTAAGCAAACGCATCAAAAGTCTAAGAAAACATAAAGAACAAAAATTTAAAAGATTAAAATGCGCTCCACAAACTAATAATAGTGATCCAGAACTTAAAGATTATACTTGCTATTCCCGCACTAATTTACAAACATTCAAAGAGCTATGGAATAACAATAGCGATGAAAAGATTAATACAAATAACAGTAAAGAAATATGGCAATTTTTCAAAAACAAGCTAAGCAAAGAGTGTTATGATGAACTGTGTTGGCTTAAAAAAAGCAAGTTGTCTTCTATTAACAACAGCGAATTATTAATAAAAGAAATATTTAAACCGTTTTCACCAAAAACTTGGATAACAAATCCATCTACGTGGCTTTCTAGTGTTGATATAACAAAAATAATGAACCAATATGAAAAATCACATGCCAATTTTAAGTTTATTGGCCCTAGTCCAATAGACTTTGATACTAAAGAAGTATTTTCAACATGTGTGTGGGAACAATTATGTAATTTTAATTTAAAAGAATATATTCAAAAAAAGATAACCAAAATAGGAATCATTTTTAATACTGATACACACGATAAGCCCGGAAAACATTGGATTGCGCTATTTATTGATTTAGATAAAAAGTTTATATTTTATTTTGATAGTAATGGAACAAAAATGCCAAAGCAAATAAAAGTATTAATTAATAGAGTAGAACAACAAGCACAACATGAAAATATAATATTAAAAGTAGATGATAATGAAGGATTTACTCATCAATATAATGATGGCCAATGTGGTATGTATGCGCTCTATTTTATAATAGAATTGTTAAAAGAAAATAAAACATACAATTATTTTAAAACAAAACGAATTAAAGACGCTACAATGAAAAAATATAGGACAATCTATTTTAATCAGGCAAACGAAGAACTATATAACATAAAAGACTAGCTTCTCTCTTTCTAGTGCCTAGAATATTTATCATTGGTTTTAATTAGTTCATCTTCTTCGTGTTCAGCCATTAAATGCGGACTGTTTGTCTTTTTTACATTTTTATTAACACTTTCTATCTTAGTTAATATATATTCACCACAAGGACCACAATTGTCTTCATTTGCTAAATCTATTTTCTTATTAATTTTAATAGCACATCGCTCTTGACTCCATCGCCCAAGCGGACCCACTTCATTTAAAAATAACATATTGAAGAGTGTTCTACTATATAGAAAATTCTTTGCTTTTGTGAAAGGCATTATGCTTATTATTATACTAACTATGAAGCTAGTATAATAATAAATCAATTTTTTTCATAATAATTTAAGCATTTATGTTTAAATATATGTATAATATTCTAACCAATTAGACCAGTAATATTTATAACATATATTATTTGATTTACACGCACTTGAAATTAATCTTTTTCCACTTTCTATACTTTTAATCTCTTTATTTAAAACTAAATATTCTGCAGCACTTTCACAAGATTTGTGTTCCTTAATAATAATTTTTTTTTCATCTAATTGAATAATCATATTTTTTCTACATTCGGCTTTATTTAAATGACTATCATCCAAAGTACTATTAAAAGCATTTTCTATATCCTTTTTGTTTTCATAAATATCAAATACAATTTTTTTACTATCAGATTGTAATAAACTTTTTAACGTAGTAATAATATGACCTATTTTAACATTATTATATTCACAATGCGAAGGAATATATAATTTTTCATTTTTTAATAATATTATACCATGTTTATTTTCAATCCTATTTTTAATATCATTTCTAATATTTTCAAGAATAGGTAGAATTTGAGAACGAATACTTTTAGATTGAAGTGATTTTAATTCTTCCACAAATTTTGATTTTGTACAATAAAAATTTTCATCTTTTTCATATTTTATTTGTTTATAATACCAATTCCGTAAACTATCAGATAAAGTTTTATCGGATTGTTCATTAGTCCATATATTTTTTATATCATTATAATTATTCATCCATTCTATTTCTACTGGATTAAAGATTATAGTATCCAAAGTTAAATATTTAGTATCTGTTTTTATTATTCTATATTGTGCTCTTAGTGCATCTCCTTTATTTTTTGGTAATTTATCATTAAATTCATGTAATCTAGTCCAAGGTATTTGCTGGTTTGGTTCTATTTTTTGAAAAGACAATACCGTTTTCATTAACTCTCTTTTTAATTCTTCTGTCCATATAATTCTTGGTGTATTTAAAGCATTATCTACACTTTTAATTTTATAATTAACTGTATATTTGAAATTTTCAGGTTGCTTTTTTCTTTCACATTTAACTGGAATAATAGGTGTAATTTGATTTAATGAAATACGAATTCGATAATAAGTACCTTTATGTTCTTTATTTAAAGAATTAGTACAATGTTTAATGCTTGTTTTCATTAATGTTGAAAATCCCAAACTTTTAGCAAGAATAACAATATGTTCTGCTAAATTTTTATTTTTCTGAGTTATTTCATACGCTTGCCTAGCAATGCTTCCGTCAGTATCTATAAGTCCTGCTAATAATTCTAATCTATTTTCTTGTGAATTTTTCAAATAAATTTCTGGTATATGTTTATTATTAATTAAATTTAATTTTTTAAATTCATCTAATATAGTATTTTTTATTTTACAATCGGTTGTTGATGTAATATGATATGAAGTAACATACTCTGTCTCATAGTCTTTTATGTCGGTTTTTCTTTCTTTTTCACCTGATTTTCTAATATATAAATTATTTTTCTTGGCATAATTACACCATTCCTCTATAATACATTTATCTATATTTGTAAGTCCTAATGTTGCACTATGTCCATCTCCTAACCATATACCCAGAATATATGGTGGAATAGGAAGTTCAATAAAATCATAATCAACTTTTTTTTCAACTATTCTAAAATATTTTTCTATATAGGGTGTAATATTATTTGAGGCAATTTCTATTATTTCATTGAATTTATAACATAAATTTTTTGCTTCTTCATACATACTTTTTTCCTCTTCTAAACTCGGATTTAGCTTATCTATTATATGTTCCTCAAAATTATTATAATAAGTAAAAGATACTTTTATACCTGCTTTTAATTTTTTCTCTCTGCGAACAGGGATAGTTCTAGATTTTAAAGGTAATATACTAATCATTATTATACTATAAACAAAGCTAGTATAATAATAAATCAATTTTTAAATAAAAATGGTCTGTATAAATAAAATTGAATTAGTTTATGGGTAATCACCTTTATAGCAAGAGCAAAGCAGTAATGGAGCCAACGAACAAAATCCCCAAGCGTAAAATTATTAATTTTAGATGCGTCATGGGTTGGTTGTGTTGTCCTATGGGAAGCACTATTTATCTTCTTAGAGATATACGAAACACTATGATTCGTAATGAAGCTGAGAAAAAATATGATATACAAAGAAATGAACTATTGAATATGATTAACTTGGAGGACGAAAAGGAACAGAATCCTAATCCTTTCGCAATCTCTAATTAGGTAATAAGTTTCGTCAATTTTTTACATTAAAATGGTCTGCATAATTAAAATTGAAATAGCTTTTTAAATTAGTTTGAATAGTATAGCAAAGCATAATTAAAGTATGAAATATATCAATGCATTTTTATATATTACAAATTATTGAGTTAAATTTTTTTTATATTATTTTAATATAAAGTTAATACCTTATAGTATATAATAACTATGCCCCCTAAATATATTAACGCTACATATTATAATTTAGTTAATAATACTATATTAAACCCTATTAATATTGATAAATATTTAATAAATATTAATAATACTGATGATAAGTTACCTAATATAATATATCTAGAAAATCATGAATACAGTAGATATTATGAATACGATAATGGCGTCATATTCGGTGGTTGCGGAAGCGGCAATACTATTCATATTTATAGCTTATATAATGACAAAAAAGATGCATATACGCAATTATTTTCTAATCATTTAAGAGTATCAAGTAAATTTATAATGTTTTATTTACAAAAGTTAAGAGAACACGATATTATAACATGGCAGGACTACTTATTATTAACTAGATTAATGAAAAATAATACTCATAAAATAAGGGATTTATTAAATAATCTTATAAGTAACGCTTATTTTATGAATAATCCGTAAAATCAATTTTTAAATAATACAATACTATGTATAATTAAAATTGAATATAGTATAAATAGTACTATAATAATACTATTAACTTATATAATCAATTATGACTACAACAATAGCTACAACAACCAAAAAAGTGCTTACTGAAGATTTAGGTAAAATATTTGAGATGGCTATTTGTTTATATTATGATACACCATATGATGGAAATTACAAATATAGTTTAGAGCAAGCCCATTCTCTCAAAAATAGACTTAACAATCTTAAAAATGTGTTTCCGTATGCTATTAAACATTGTGCTAGTCGTGGAAATAAATATGATTTTGAATGTATAGACAATCCATTAATCCATTTAAGTGCTAAAACAACCAAAAAAGATGGTAAAGTTTGTCCGCAAGTACTAGGACAACCCTCTCGCAAAAAGTTTTGTGAATTTTTCACACTAGATCAAATTACTAGTTTAGAGCAAATAAAAAGTTATATTATAAATAATATTGCTAATTTATTGCAAGTCTATAGTGCACATACTTTTGACTGTCCTATACTCTATTATAATAAACATAAAAATTTATTGGCATTTATAGTATTAAAACAGCATATAAATTGGTCAAATTATGCTATTAAATTCAGTCATAATATAAAAAATAAATTATGGAATGAAAGTTCATCTATTAGCATAGATGGAATAACTATTGGTGAATTTCAAGTTCATAATAAACGTGATTGTATTAAATTTCGCTGGTGTTTTGAAAAATTGCTTACACTGTTTGAAGAGCATTTTATTATTAACAATTTGTAAGTAAATTATATTATAATGATTATAATTATAAAAGTGATTCTATTTTATCATAATATGCTTTACTAATTTCGCATCCTTTAAAGTTGCGTTTAGTATTTTTTGATGCTAGTGCTGTAGTTCCTGACCCCAAAAATGTATCTAAAACTGTATCGCCTTCTTTAGAATGTTTTTTTATGAGTTCTTCAAATAGTGCCAAACTTTTTTGTGTAGGATGAAACCTATTTTTTCCGCCTTGTAATGGATAATAATATATTCCGTTGTCATAATTACTATTAAATGTAGGACAGCCATCTTTAACACCTAATAGGGCAATCTCTCTACAATTTGTTAAATAATTTACTTTACTATTTCTTGGTTGTGGATTAGTTTTAATCCATTCAATAAATCTAATTTGTTTAAAATTATATTTTTCTAGTAAATCTTTTAGGTTTGTAATTTTCCATAAGTCAAAGAAAATTATTAATGTGCCTCCTTTTTTTAATACTTTATAATAATGCTCAATAAACTTTTCTAAAATAGTCAAAGTAAAATCACTATCCCAATCTCCATAGTCAGTTTTTACACAATATTTTTTTCCATATAGCGAGCCATATTTTATATAATTGTTTTTTTGTGAATCATCTTCTATAGCGTTTTGCTCTTTATAGTTAGTCCATTGTTCTTCTGTCTTAACTTCATTAATATTATTTTCTTCATTATATTTAACATTATTATAATGCTTATCTAGACCACTTGTTTTAGATATAATATATGGTGGGTCTGTTAATATTAAATCAATAGAATTGGGAGCTAATGTTTTTAAGTATTCTAGTCCGCACATATTTTTTATAGTTATGCTAGCATTATTTATAGTTGTAGTGCTAACAGAGGCTTCACTAACCGATGTTACTTTATTTTTATTAGACAAACTTTCAAGTAATTTCACTAAATCATCTTTGCTTTTAGATTTACATTTTGTAATTCCAAGTTCTTCACATTTTATTAGAAGCTCTGATTTAGTTAATTTTGAGAAGTCCATTTTATTATTATACTATAAACAAAGCTAGTATAATAATAAATCAATTTTTAAATAAAAAGAATAACTCTAATTTAATGTCTACGCGAGCGTCTTGCTGTTCTTTTTCGGTGCAAACGTCTTTTTTTTGAACCATTTCTTCTTTTTTTAGCTTTAGTCTTTAGTCCTAAAGCCTTTGCCCTTTACTTGTTCTCCATACGCATTTATTGTCTTGCGTAATGTGCCTTTACTTTTTTCACTCTTTTCGCTCGCATATGTGTCACTATCAGAACTATAGTCTGAACTTGAACGCGAACGCTTCTCTTCCTCTTCTGCCTCGGCCGCTTCTTTGCGCCTCCTACATCCACGTCTCTTCATCCCAAAACATGGCATTTATATAGTATACTAATATTTAAATAAATAATTCTAAATAATAATTCTAAATATTTAAATAAAAAACTCTAACTGAATTCAATATTAACTATTCCTCATCGCCACAGTTTTTGCCCTAAGCAGCACTTCAAATGGGTTAGGGTTTAGCTCACTGCGCCACCTAACGGCCTCTTCATCTTCTTTTGCCTTTCTCGCCGCCGTAGCCTCTTCCCTCTTTGCTGCCGCTTTTGTTACCACCTTCACCGCTTCTTCCATCGTCAACAACGCCGCCCTCGCCGCCCTCGCCTCCTCCTTCGCCTCCGCCGCTTCTACCCTCCTCTTTTGCGCTATATCATCCCATGCCTTTACCATCTCCTCCTTGGTTCCCCCTTCATCTTGCAACAATTTTACCGCCCATGCCGTCCACATCGCCTCCTCCTCCTCATTTGTCCCAAGATTACGCCACCTTTTTGCCTGCCTCTCCGCATTCTTCAATTCGAACCCTACGTGTGCCGCATAGTCGGCTGCTTGATTCGCCTTAAATACCCGTAGTGCTCTCAGTTCTCTGGCTTCTTCAGCCAGCTTATCTTTGGAAGCTGCTTCTGCCTTCATCGTTACACTACGACTTGGGCGATGTGTTATACTACGTTTTGAGCGATGTGTTATACTACGAGTTGAATACGGTCCCCCTCCTCCCTTTTTTATTGAATAATATTTAATTCTTGCCTTCCCTAAATAGTTGTGTTTTCTATTTCTTCTTTTAGTTTTACTTCTTTTAGTTTTTCGCATTTATATAGTATACTAATATTTAAATAAATAATTCTAAATATTAAAAACAATAAACAAAAAACAAAAACAAAATTTACGCGGCTAACATATCGGGTGCCATTCGTTCATTATCCCATCCTGTTTTGTTTCTAAGAAGTTCCTTGTAATCTTCGTCTATTCCATTATTAAATCGTTTTAACGCAGCTTTATTCCATTTAATAGCAGTTTCTGTATATTTTTTATCTTTTATTACATTGGCAAGGTATGGATGCCTTACTACTGTAGAATCTGGACTATGCGTTTGACTACGTGTGCCGCGCGCTGGACCATCAAGTCCCAATTTCTCTAATCGCAACATTTCTGCTCTTTGTAGCTCGTGTAGCATATTATTTAGCTCTAATGCGTTGTCTAAACGCCGTTTATATTTCTCTTTATCTGTTAAATCTTGCTTATCAAGTTGCTCAATTAGTCTTTTATGTTTAGTTTTTGCCGCAATTATATTATCTTCATATATATCTATGTATCTAGCTCCTGTTTCTGGTGTTTTAGAACGTCTAGATTTAGCGGATTTAGACTTACTACGCGATTTAGATTTTTGCGCAGGTTTAGAACAGCCGATTCCTCGTCCTCTTCTTTTAGACTTCCCTAAATAGTTTATACATTTTTTTCTATTATTTTTGGTTTTCCGCATTTATAGTATATATATATATATATATATATATATTTATTATGTTACAAAAAAAATTGAAATAAGTTTTTTTCTAAAATCATTTAACAATCAATTAATCAATCAATCAATTCAAACATGGAACACTTTAATAATGATACTATTATTCAAGCTATTACTTGCCCTATTACATGCTGTGTTATGACAGATCCCGTTCAAGGCAATGATGGAAATACATATGAGCGTAGTGCTATTATTAGCGCATTGACTATTAAACAAGAATCACCGATTACACGCGCGCCTATGAGATTTACCGATTTAAAAGTAAATGTGGCGCTTAGATATTTATGTGATAAATACCATCAAACATTGACAAGTCAATCAAGTGTAACAAGTCAATCAAGTGTAACAAGTCAATCAAATGAAGACCCATCAAGTAAACCTATTATTTTAGACCATACTATCAGTAAAAACAATAATAAACTACTTTTAACATTTAATGTAAATAATGATAGTTTTCCTAAAGATTTAAGTACCGGTCATCTTTCACAAGATATTGTGCTAATTATTGACCGTTCTGGTTCAATGCATTCACAAGTCGAAGCAAAAGACCGAAATGGTCAAAATATGGAAAATGGACTATCAATCCAAGATATTGTTAATCATTCGGCAAAAACAGTCGTTCAAACATTAGATTCGCATTCCCGCATATGTATTATTAAATTTGATAATATTATTGATATTGTCACTCCTCTTATGTACGCTACTGAAACAAATAAAGTTCAAATTATGACTTCTATTAATTCCATTAGACCAGGAGGTCAAACAAATATTTGGGGGGCACTTGAGAAAGCATTACAAATTTTAGATGGTCGTGATGATAAAACAAGAAACAGTGCTATTTTAATGCTTACAGATGGAATTCCTAATGTTTCACCGGCACAAGGAGAGGTTGAAACACTGAAGCGATTAAGAAAAAATAAGAATTTTACAACTCCAATTTACACATTTGGTTTTGGATACAATTTACAAACAACTTTATTATATGATATTGCCAAATATTCTAATGGTGGAAACGCACACATTCCAGATGGTAATATGATTGCTACTGTGTTTTGTAATTTTATTGCAACAATCTTGTGTAGTGTAGTTATGAATTTACAACTTCATATTACTCCTAAACAAACTAATAGTGCTTCATTTAATAATTTATTAGTTGGTGATTTTGCTTATAATTATGACCCAATTAATCAAAAATATATTTATGATATTGGAACAGTTCAAGTTCAACAAGAACGAAACATTGTGTTAAATTTTGAAGATAAGTTGGATTTTGATTATTATTATACATATACTATTGAAGGAAAATCCTATACGTCATCTGTACATAGTGTAAATGTGGATTCTATTGCTCATTGTGTAAATAATCCTGCTTTAAATAGTCATATTTACAGGGCTACAAGTGTTGAATATATTAGAAAAATGATTAACTCTAATAGAATTAACAATTTACTAAGCACTGAGGCAAATTATAATGACTTAGTAAAATTATTAGAAGAAAACAAATGCTCGCATAGTCAACCTTTTGTAGATGGTCTTCTCAAAAATATTAAAGGAGACTTCGCAAATATTGGGCAAGTTAAACTGGCAATTGATACAAAATATTTTAGGCGTTGGGGAGAATTTTATTTAGACCAACTTTCGCGTTCTCTTAATCAACAAATTAAACCCAATTTTAAAGATGAAGGTTGTATGTTTGGTGGAGAAGTCTTTGAAGCACTCGTAGATAAGTCAAGTGATATTTTCAATAGTCTTGAAGCACCTAAACCATCATTAGTTGTTCAACAAAATAGCGGAAACATGTTTTATAGGAGTTTAAATTTAGCACCACAAGCACCTATTTCAATGGCATCTTACAATGACCCGCATGGTGGATGTGTTGATTCATATTGTAAAATTGCTATGTTTGATGGAACATCTAAGCTTTTAAAAGATGTACAAAAGTTTGATATTATTAAATCTATTGATGAAAACAATAAAATTGTTGGGGCAAAAGTGCTGTGTGTTGTAGAAACACTTATTGAATCTGGTTATAGAGATTATGCAAATATTAATGGTGTGTTAATTACGCCATGGCATCCTATTAAAATTGGATTACATGGAAAAACAGAAACATGGTGCTTTCCTGGTGAATTATTTAGCACATATAGTTATCCATCGTCAAGCATGATTACATTAGTCTTAGAAAATCATCATATTATGATTATTAATGGTTTAAAATGTATTACATTGGGTCATAATTTTACTAATCATTCGAAATTAATTCATCCTTATTATGGAACAAGTAAGGTTATTGAAAATTTAAACTATTATTTTCCAGAAGATTATAATAATGGTAAAATTAGTGTAAAAAATACTCATATTGGTTATCATACAACATCAACATCAAGTTCAACCTCAATTATTACGGAGGCAGTTGTTTATTATAATACATCAAATCTTAAAGAACCATTAGTTGTATGTTAGACAGAATATATATATATATATATATATATCTATCAGACAATTACTAATTAATTTATTAATTTTAATTAATATTAATATATTATTATATATACTATGGATTTTTATACTCGCTTATTTTGGATGTTTTTCTTTGCCTTCATTATTTTATCTGGTTATTTAGTTTGCTGTACCAAGAAAACTAATATATTTTATTTACAAATAGGCTCTGGATTAGGTATGTTTGCTACAAGCAAAATTGGAAGAAGCTTTTTAGGAATCTGAGTGATTCCATAGTTTATCTAATTTCCAAATAGGAGTGCGTTTATTTAGAGCCCAACGCGAAAAGCGATTAACATAATGGCGACAATCATTAATACCTAATATGTATTTTTTTTGTAATGTTTTTTCAAATTGTACAACTTCTTCAAGTGTTTTACTTGTTTGCCCCCAATAAATGGTTTTATTTGGAACATTTTCAGGAATATAAAATCTATATAGTTTGTCTACAAAACGTGATTCGCTATTTAATATTACTTCATTAGTCGGCGAGCTAATAATAGTAGAACTTGTTTTATATTCGCATTTAGTAGGGTCACAAAAAGGTCTGTAATCATATCTCAACATTGTGTCTTCATTTTTAAAACTAATTCCAATATGATATAAATTTAATTCATTATTGAATTTTTCTAAATGTAAATTGACGTCTAAATGTGAATGTAAAGGAACGTGTGGTTGTATGTTATTAAGTGGCACAATATATGCTAATAAGATTTGAACATAATATAACATATATTAGTATATACTATAATATATAACAATATAAAAATAACTTTATTAATTAACTATTAAGACTTATTAATAAATAACTTTATAATATATTAAGGATGCAAAGTTGTATACTATGCTTAGAAGAAGGAGCAAATTTAAAACAACTAAATCATTGTGGAGTTTATTATATTCATAAACAATGTCATAGTAAATGGATTTCTAAAAATAATACATGTATTGTGTGTAGAGAACCATTAATAAAGGAACATACAATAATAGTACAACAAGTTCAACAAGTTCAACAACAAGCACAAGAATCAGTAGAAGAAAATTATAATTATAGGATTATAAATAATATACAATTTAAGATAGTTTATACTATTAATGTAATGTTAATAGTAGTAATAACAGTACTTATTTATTATATATGGTAATTAAAAATAATAAAATTAAGTTAAAGCTAATGCCATAATATAGTATAATACATTATAATACATTATGGCAAACATATTATTAGGAGACCAAAACAAAGAGCTTTTATGGAGCATATTATATTCTAATAAAACATTTGAAACAATTCCGCAATCTAAATTTAACAATGTAAAAACTATATTTGAAAACGCTATTATAAAAGTAGTGAATTCTAATTTAGAAATGCTAGAGTCAACTACAAATATAAATACTATAAAAACACTTGTTACACAATTGAACAAGGTTATTTTACAAAATATAATAGTAGATATTGCTAACTTTAGTCAATTATTATTAACTTCAACTAATCCAAAAACCAACTTTAAAACGGCGACTTTAGAAACATTTGAAAAACAATATAAAGAAAAACAAGTATCGTTTAATGAGTTTATGACAAAAATAGAGCCTCCACAAGTAAATTTTGAGTCAATAAAAGAAGACACATTAGAAACAAGCGAATTAGATAAATTATTAGAAAATATTCAAAAAGAACGCTTAAAAGACATTAAGAAGCCAGAAATGTTAGAAAAGTCAGAAAAGTTAGAAATGTCAGAAAAGCCAATTAACATAGAATTGGTGAACTTAAATGATTTTGAAAAAGAATTATTTACAGAAAAGCCGGTTCAAGACCCGCAAATCTCTAAAAAGAAGATTGTAACAATTGAAGAACTCTTACACACTATTCAACCTGTTTCAGAAAAAAAGGACAATCAAAGTTTACTACTATCTATTGATGAAAAACTAATAACATTAATGACTAATCAGCAAAAGATTATGGAAAAACTGGGTCTACTATAATTTCTGAAATCTGTGTGTGCCGTCTTCTTGTTTTACTAATTTGCCTAAAAGCAAAAGTTCTTGCTTTAAGTAGCTGTCATAATCATATAAGTCTTTGGTTTCTTTATTAAACGCATATACTACTCCATTTATAGTAAGTTCATTTAATTTAACGACTTCCGTTTTCTTGTTGAGTTTCATACCCTCATCTTTGTCTTGATTACTAATATTTGGAGTATATACATATTTATCTTCGCGAGGATTACCAATAACAAAACATTTAAGGTCGCTCTCTTTGCTGGATGAGCGACTATGAATAGCACAGTCAATTGCTGATTCTTTTACGCTCTTTAATAATGACGCATTAATTTCTTCTTTAATACTAGATATTTCGTATAAATATTCGTCGCTAGTAATAACTTTTTTCTTATCTTTTTTGGAAAGATCTTTTAAGCGCAATTCAATTGACAAATCACTTGACAATTGTGTTTCGCTAAATATCATTAAATATAAAAATACTTTTACTGTTTGGAGTTCTTTAGGTAAATCACTATGACTACATATGCGACGAGCACGACCAATTACTTGATGGGTTCGCACAGGATGCCAATAAGGTTCAGTAATATGAACATAGCGAACATTTTTCAAACTAATACCTTCGGCACCAGAAGAAGTAATCATCAAGACTTTAATTAGTTGTCCATAAAAATTATCGCTTGCTATTTCCATTATGGATTTTAACAATGAAGAAGGCACAAGCTTCCAAGTGCTATTTAGCACATTTTTAATAATTTCGCGCTCTTCTGGTGTTTCCGAGCCAGTATAACACGCATACATCGGCTTTCCAACATCCTCAGGTGCAACCGCCAAAATAAATTCGCCTTTTTCATTTTTCTTTAACTTAAACTCGGCAAAGTTGTTTTCCTTTAAAACCAGCTTAAAGATGCCGATGCCTTCAAGTGTTTTAAACTGCGAATAAAGCAAATGAATACCTCTATGGTCATCATCAATAATATTTTCTAAAATATGTAGAAATTTAGGGCTATGTTTTTGTAGGCCAACTTTAGACAAATATTTGCCTGAATTGCGCTCAAGTTCTTTTAGTGCTTCGGCAATACGTTTTCCATATGAGCTATCGCTTAATTTTGTCTGGGCTTGGTCTTTTTCCAATTCTCTAATATCATCTGCGTCATATTTTCCATCAATATTATTTATTTTTTCCGTACTAGTCAAGTCATCTAATAATTCTTCAGATATATTTTTCGCAATAATAGAATTGTCAATATCTTCTTCAATTGCGTCTAATGCTGACTCAACAGTTGATTCGCTATTTGGCATAGGACGGACGATGTCGGGTTTAGGAAATACAAAATTACAAAACGCGCGAGAAAATATGCGATATGTTGAGGCGCTATCATTATATAGCTCATCGTTTTGCGCACCAGTTTTGCCTTTTTTAGATTTTTTCTTCTTATTTGCTTCTTCTAACTTGCGTTCTTGGACACGAGCTTCTTCATATATTCCAAATTGAAAATCGCTCATTGCGACTTTAATGATTTTAAAGTCATCGGGGTTAGAATGATCGTAGCTAGGCATTAGTTGCTCTTGTGCGCTTCTAAAGTAAGATGTGAGGCCGATTATTCGCATTTTAAACATAGTTTGATTATTTATAGTGTTGTTTGGGTTAATAAAGAGAGATTTAAACTCATCAAAATTATCAGGTAGCGCTTTGTAACCATTAACATTGATCTTATTATTGGCAATTTTAATATTATGTGCTTCTAATGCACTTGTTATTTTTTCTATAATTTGCGCGCTAGTTAATAGTTCATTGCTATAAACTAGCTTATTTTTGTTTGCGCCAGATTTAATATAACCAAATGGATTTGGAGTAATACTAAGTTCATAACTTATTGCATTATAGTCAATAGTGTCAATATAGCTTAACACATTTTCTTTGCTAAACAGTGATTCTAATTTTTCCATAGTTATAGGTTTTTTATCAATTAACAATTTACAAGTATAAGTCCGCAGCGTTCCACGCAATATGTTAAACAATATTGCGATTTCATTTGGATAATTAATGATTGGTGTTCCTGATAATAAAATGATTTTACAATTTTCAGCATCCATTAAATAGTTGTAAAGCTTCATTGATAATGATGTTTTGCGAGTAAGTTTATTTACAATCCTGCTTATAAAATTATGGGCTTCATCAATAATAATTACTTTATTTGAAAAAGGATTAAGCGTTCCACCATTTGTTAGTCCATTTAAGTGGGAACTACGTAAGCCGTTATAGTTTATAAATTGATATTTATAGGAAATCATTTTGTCCAATTGATTATTAATTTTTTGCTGATCTTCAAAATCCAATGTATCATAGTTTGGTTGCTTTTTAATATTAATAAACCATGCGCCACCATTGGTTTTAAGATATTCTTGCGGAAGCTTCAAAATGGTGCTTAAATATTCGACATATTGTGGATGCGTTTTTGTGCTAATAAATTCCCAATATTGATTTTTTTTATATAAATAATCACCACATTTTTTTAACTCTTCAATATAGTTAGATCTTAAAGACGCAGGAGTCATTATCATAATTTGTTTTTCATTTTTAATGCCTTCAGCAATTGCAATAGAAGAACATGTTTTGCCTGAACCAAGACCGTGATATAATAATAATCCTCTATAAGGAGTGTATATATTTATATAATCTCGCACAATTTTTTGATGAGTTAAGAGAGAAAAGTCATTAGAACTTGAACTATCACAACTAACAGATGACTTTCCTGCTTTTAATTGCGCCTCTTCTTTTAATAATTGTTGCTTAAAAGGCTCAAAAAGCGAATTAATAAAACTAATAAACATCTCTCTATTATCCAAATAATAAGAAGGCGCTTTTATTAATATATTTGGTTCTAGCTTAGGAATTCTATTTAAATAAAGCGTTTTTCCAATACGTAAATCTTTGGGAATTACTAAGGATTCATCAATAGTGTGACCCTTTGTTTCTTGTTTTATAGTCTTGTCCTTGTCTAAATCTTGTGTTCCTGGTTTAGGTGTTAATCTCTCTTTGCTTGGAAGTTTAATTTTAGATTTTTTAATAGTCTGCTCACTCGGATTAGTAATAATAAGTTTAGCACTTGTTTTTACAATTTGACTAAAACTATTTTTCGGGTCCTTTTTACTAGTTGTTATGTCGTCATTCATTGGATCTTTAATTGTGTCTTTAATTGCGTCTACTACTTCCTCGCCTTTACTATTTGCTATTTTAGAAAGTTTTTTATAACCTTTTTGTACGACTTCTAAATATTCTTGAATAGTAGAAAAAAATTGGTCTCTATTTATTAATTGTTCTGATGTTTTATCAATAATATGCGGTGCAACTCCTTCTTTGGGTATATTTAATATAATATTAAATTGTTCTTGTGCTTTTGGTAATGGTTTAATTTTTAATTGTTGTAAAGTTTCATTTGCCATTATTATATATATTATATAATTAAATAATATATATTAAGTGTATTTAATATTTTACTTATACTTATAGTTATTATACTTATAATAACTAATCACATTTAAAATAGGAAAAGGTTTAAAAAGAAAAAAACATTTTTGTAAGGGTAGTTTGTACACAAAAGGCTTTATGAATAACTATTGAAAGTATGATTAATAAAAAAAATATTAATAGTAAATTACTTTTCAAATAGCTATTTATAATATAAGCAAGCACCAATGTTAATAATGTATCAACTACAGCAATATTAAATAATCTTAATGAATGAACTCCTGTTCCAACTTTACCAAAGCTATCTCTATATTTACATAAATTCATAATGTTATATATTAACGCTATATTAAAAGATCAGCTCAGTTTTTCAAACAATTGAATAGCTTGGTCGCACGCTAACTGTTCAGCCTTTTTCTTAATTTTGTGCTCGGCTTTAGTCAAAAATACTAATAATTTGTCTTGTTTTTCAAGTAACTCATGAATGCTCTTAAATGAACCAAGACTATCAAACGTAATAGCATCACTAATTTTAGCATTATGAATATTTTGGCCGAAACAAATATATACACCCATTACATAATATCTATCATTATCATCGGCGTCGTCCAATTTAGGAGTTTTTAGTTCAACATAGTCAGGTGTAATTTTAAACTCTTTTTGAATAATTACTTGTAGTTTATTTTTATAATTATCATCATTATTAATTAAGTTAGTCCAGTCTACATGCTTTTCAAAGACATTTTCAACAAAAGTTTGAGCCATTTGTAGTCCGGGCCCACATTTAAATACATTTTCAAACCACCCATATTCATCTTTAATAGAAATGCGATTATAGTCAAGGAAAATTGCGCCAATAAATGCTTCAAACAAACACCCTAATTTTTTTAAATTATTGCGAATGTTTTTTTCTTCAGCATGTCTTGAAATAACATAATATTTTTGAAGTCCCATTTCAAGCGCTAATTTACCAATATGTTCGTTTTTAACTAAGGCAATTTTTTTTTCTGTCATAAAACCTTCATCTGCTTTAGGAAATCGTTTATATAAATAATATTTAGTAATAAGTTCTAAAACTCCATCACCCAGAAATTCTAGACGTTCATTGGATTTGGTTTTTAATGGTAAACAATCATTTGGTTTAGTAGCAATAATAACATTAGACATTGAATTTTCTAATTTAGGACGTTTTGTATATGATTTATGGACAAATGCTCGTTTATATAGTTCAATATTAAATGGTTTAGTAAAAATTCCATAGCTTGCTAATAATTCTTGAACATTCGCAGTTACAATTTCTTTATTGTTATTATTATATGGATTAAATATTAGTTCATCATTATTATTAATAATATCATTATCAAGTTTGATGTTATTAATAGATAAATTATTGAACGCTTCATTACTATCGTCTTGGTCTTCATGTTCTGAATTAGTGTCTAATAAACAATTATTATATAATACCATAGCACTTAAGTTATAAATTATAAGTTATTATAGTTTTAAATCATTATTATTTAAGACAATTTTTATTTTTATTTTAATTTTTATTTTAATTTTAATTTTTATTTTATTTTTATTTTTATTTATATTTTTATATTTTTAAATATTTTTAAATATTTTTATATTTTTATATTTTTTAATATTTTTTAATATTTTTATATTTTTTATATTTTTAATATTTTATTATATTATAAAAGAAATGCCTGGTAAAAAAATTAGTAGATTAGGTAGCAATCTATATACAAATAATACATGCCAATTTGGTTCAATGGCTGGACTAAATCCAACAGTAGGTGTAAGACCAAATGTTACAGGAATAAATAGCTACAAATATTTGCGAACTGCCGCAAACGGTGTAAATTGGGAAACAGGAGCATCACTAAATAGCGAGGAACGAGCCCAAGGTTGTGGGTTAGACTTACCATATGGTGAAAGATGTGACAAAGGAAAATTATGTATTAAATTTATTGGATATGAAACTTCTAACTTTTATCATAAAACAGGACGAGGTAAGCTATTAAATTAAATTAAACAGTAGCTAAAACAATATAAATATTATTTTATAAATTATTTAAGTAATTTATAAACTATTTGCCCATGCAATTATTAGTAGATGCTCGTGAACCAAAATCATTAGTAGCAAATCTAAGTGTTTTAAAAGAGCAGTCTAATATTGCTATTAGCATTATTCAAAAGAACTTGACTATTGGGGATTATATTTTTTATGATGAAATTAATAGTAAAGAGTTATTAATAATAGAGCGTAAATCGTTAGCTGACTTAGAGTCTTCAATAAAAGATGGACGCTATAAAGAGCAATCTTTTAGACTAAATGAAACAACACTACACAATCATAACATAATATATTTATTGGAAGGAGCCATTATTAACTATAAAAATGCGGATTTTAAGAGCACATTATATTCAACCTTATTTTCTCTCAATTATTATAAAGGTTTTTCGGTTTTTAATGTATTAAATCAAACTGAGACGTGTGATTTATTACTTGCTATTGCTGGCAAATTGATTCGTGAAAATAAGCCAGGGTTTTATTGTCAACCATTAACTAGCACTAACTTAGTAAACCCAGAATATAGTGTTACATTAAAATCTACAAAAAAATCTCATATAACCAAAGATAATATATTTACTATTATGTTAAAACAGATACCAGGTATTAGTAATGTTAGCGCATTAGCATTAGTGAGCGAGTTTAAAACTATGGAAAATTTATTGGCTTCTCTCAAAACTAACAATATTAATTTTGAAAATATTAAATTAGAAAGCGGACGCAAAATTAGCAAAAATATTATAAGTGCTTTAAAAGAATATCTTATTTAAATAAATAAGTAAATAAGTAAATAAGTAAATAAGTAAATAAATAAGTAAATAAATAAGTAAATAATTAAATAGTTAGCTATTTATATATATATATATATATATGAGTAATTTTGATAAAGACAAAGACATAGATAATGCTCTAGAAACTATTTTTGATAAAATAAAACCAGCTATAAAAGAGAAATTGAACGACGAAGGGGAAAATAATGAATCAAATAAGTTAACAACATATAAAGAATTAAAGGCAAGCAAGTTATATACTAATGACACACTATTAAAAAATATTAAAAAATATTTTCCTAGTACTAGTGATGGTTTAAACTATATTGTACCAGAGCTGTTTCAAATTATAGATATAATTAGTATGAGTAATATTATTTATCAAGATACTAATGAACACTTGGTTAATATGTTATTAGATAACATTTTATTTAGTGAACTTAAAAAAATAGATAGTAAGGTAAATACATTTTATACCTCTATAGACGAAAAATTAGAATCATCCAAATCAGATAGTCAACCTGAACCAGATAAAGATAAAAGTTATAAATCAATGAACATAGCATATAATAGCCGTGAGAAAAAGTTTACTGTCACTTATCCTGATTTTTTAACTGATGCTTTTGAGACTATAAAAAATAAATTACTAAATAATACAGAATATGCTAAAATGATAAGCATGGAATTAATAGAACAAGCAACACCAGGAGAGAATAGTGTGGAGAATCATAGCGATGCGCATGGGGATATACCTGGACCACCAACACCTCCAGCAGAAGCACAAGCAGAAGCACAACCACCAACTGATGAACAAAGACGATCACCACCAGGAGCATCACTACCACCACCAGCAGCAACAGGAACACAAGGACTAAAACAAGGAACACCACCACCACCACGAGCACCAGCAGGAGCACCAGCAGAAGCACCTCCAGCAGAAACAATAAAATCAAGACCACTAGCAATACTACCAAAACCACCACTACAATCACCACCGGCAAAAGCATCAGCAAAAGCACCAGCAACAGCAATAGAAAAAATAACAGATCTATTTGGAAAAGACGCGGCTGGCTTTTTAAACTTATTGGATTTGCCACCAACTGATGAACAAAGACGATCACCACCAGGAGCATCACTACCACCACCAGCAGCAACAGGAACACAAGGACTAAAACAAGGAACACCACCACCACCACGAGCACCAGCAGGAGCACCAGCAGAAGCACCTCCAGCAGAAACAATAAAATCAAGACCACTAGCAATACTACCAAAACCACCACTACAATCACCACCGGCAAAAGCATCAGCAAAAGCACCAGCAACAGCAATAGAAAAAATAACAGATCTATTTGGAAAAGACGCGGCTGGCTTTTTAAACTTATTGGATTTGCCACCAACTGATGAACAAAGACGATCACCACCAGGAGCATCACTACCACCACCAGCAGCAACAGGAACACAAGGACTAAAACAAGGAACACCACCACCACCACGAGCAAACACAGGAGCACCACTACCACCACCAGCAGCAACAGGAACACAGGGACTAACACAAGAAGTAGAAGCAAGACAACAATTACTACAACTATCAAAGTCTTCTCCCATTACAAATTATGGAGCTCCCATTAGAAATAATGGAGGAACTTGCTGGTTAAATTCTGCCATACAACTATTATGGAATATTGATAGTGTGCGTAATTTTTTAATTAATAGTAGTGAAAGTAAGCTAACTAATTTACTTACATTAGATAGTCATCCTGGTAAACGACAAAAACTAATTACATATATTACTAATAAATATGACAAAGCAATTAGGGAACTATGGGAAGAAAGAATTCGTGCCAATTTACCAGTAAAAAAAGATGCAACATTAGAAGAATTAAAAGAAGCAAAAGATAAAGCACTAGCTGAAGTTGCTATATTTGAAGATGAAGTTGATATATTTAGAGAGGCACCTGAAATTGGAATGCTTAGAAAAGAGATTGATATAGATACTATTAAAGCACTGCGTATATTATTTTTAACAATTAATGATAACAATACTAAACATGGCACCTATCCACTAAATATAAAAGAAATAATGTTTAAAAAAACTAATAATGATGAAGTTACGGTTGCTAGACAATTACACGATCGGTTTACAGAACAGAACAAAGCCCATCCAAGTGAAACGGACACGGCCGTAAATAGATATACCACACAGGAAGATACTTCGGAATTTTTAATCATGATGACTAGTATATTTAAATACTACATGAATATAGAGATTTTAACTATGTGTAAATCATATACTACAATTCATTCTACAACAAGTGTAGCTATTAATAATACCGAAAGTAAAGCAAATATAAGTACATTTCCTATATTGCAATTAAGTATAGATAGTAAAATAGTTAAGACTTCAATTAGTAATCTTATTACAGATTATCAAAAAAACGATGTTATTGTTGATAATGTTACGGATTATGTGGACTCGCTAAAACAATCCGATAAAGATTATGATCAAGCTATGGATTATAAAACACAATCTAAGATAACAAAAGTTAGTAATTTTGATGAGTCAACTTATCTAATTATAAACATAGTACGATTTATATCAAGTTATGACAAATCTACTAACACCATGATAGCATCTAAAGTCAATACTACGGTAGAACCTGAAAAAAATTTGCTGTTTTCTGGTAAAACATACACATTACAAGGATGTATTATTCATATAGGCAATAGTATGGCTGAAGGTCATTATATATATATTGTTTACAATATGGATGGAGAACCAATACAAATAATAGATGACGAAACAATATATACAAAAGCTAACAAAATAAAAGCAAAATACGAATATCACTTAGACTTGATTCCTACAAATGGCGTAGTGTTTCTATATAAGAATCTTACTAAGATACAGGACATAGCAGATGCTGCTGAAACATTAGCTAAACCATTTATAGACCACGCCGTAATACGGGTAAACCAATTAATATATCAATTAGCTTATAATAACGAAGCACACGTTGTAATTCCTGGCTCAACTTCAAATGAAAAACATAACCTTGGAACTGGCTTAGCTAAAGATCAATGGATTGAGTACTATATAAAAAATGGTAACCATCCTATTAATGTTATTATTAGCGCTCAACGATTATTTGTTGAAAAATTAGGAGACTTTTTTAAATCGCTTAAAACTAGATTTAATAAAAGGGTGTTATATGTATCTGAAGTCAACAATTCAATAGCTAATAAAAATAATATTGTAGTTTGGGGTGCTAATTCTGAAAACTGCTATGGCAATGCTGGTGAAGCAATTGATGGCGAAGGGCAAGCGAGTAAAATGATAGCTCATGGGCCTGGTGTATTCGGCATAATCACAACTCCTCTAACCGGTCTTCCAGATGAGGAGAAAAGCCGTGGATTTGCAACTGGTTCTAGTCTAACATCAGAACAACCAGCACTACCACGAGAACAAGAATCAGGAGTACAAGAATCAAGAGCACCATCACGAGGACAAAAACCAAGAACACTAGCACCAGCACCAGCAACAGCAGCAGCAGCAGCACCAGCACTAGCACCACCAAGAACACCAGCACTAGCAGAAGCAACCGCAATAGCAGCAGCAGCAGCAGCAGCACCACTACGAGCACAAAAACCAAGAACACCAGCACTAGAAAGACATGGAGCAGCAAGAGCAGCACCAGCACCAGCAGAAGCAACAGCAATAGCAGCAGCAGCAATAGCAGCACCACCAAGAACACCAGCAGCAGCAGCAACAGCACGAGGACAAGAACCAATAACACCAGCACCAGCACTAACAGCAGCACAAAAAAAAGCAATAGCAATAAGTACTGAAGAAGAACATATGGAACATGCAGACAACGCATTTAGGAACCAAAGAAAACAAAGGTGGTTTACTGATATATTCGGCGTCGATGAGAGAATCAAATGGGACGATGTAGTCAGTAACTTCAAAATGGAGAATGATACTCTTATATGTACTAGTGACCTTCTCACCGATCCAGCATATAAAGAACAGTTTGTAGGAAAATTTGAGTGCTTATCACTCAAAGAGCTTAAGATGGAGCATTCAAAATATACAATGACAGCTGATAGCCTCCGTATTAGTTTTGATATCGTTGCCACAGGTACTGGTGTCGGACCGCTACACATGAACACCGATAATAATGGTGCAGTTTTTCAGGTGGCTAGTCAGTTCAACTGCCTCGAGATGTATAACCATTATTTCACACCTAATCATGGAGTTGGTGTATATATAAATGACCGGACTCAGGGTCCAGCATGTGCAATGGCGTGCCCTGCTGCGCTTGTATATCGTAACTACTTAGTAAAACATTCAAAGAATCGTGTGAAACCAAATAATACAACAGATAAAGCTGTGTATATAGGGCAAAATATAGTTCAAATTGATAACTTGAGTAATCTTGGAACTATTGTAGGCAATAATACTATGCCAGACGGTAAGTATTGGACAATGAAGAATGGTTATGCGTTTCTAAAAAGTAGGGATAGTTTATTAGAGCTAAACAGGGAGCTCGCAACAGAAGGAAAAATAAATGATGCAATGGATGAATTGTGTGTCGGAGTTCACTGGAAAACATCAGTTCGTCCAAATAGCAATCCCAATACTAATAAAGTATGTCAAGTATACGCTTCTGCATTACCTATTAGCTATAATAATAACCTGTTTATAAAAGATGATATTCCAGTTCCATCGCCAGACGAATGGAGGACATTTGCATCTGCCATTCTAAAGGCATCATATGAAGCCACATTAGCTGTAGCAGCTATAAAGTTAAAAGAAGACAACCTTGACCGCATTAAATGCTTTATAACATTAATTGGTGGTGGGGCGTTCGAAAACGATAGGTTGTGGATACAAGAGGCATTATATCAGGCTATTGATAAGTATAAATATTGGCCAATAGATGTCATACTAGTACACTATGGTGCGAAAGTTTCACGAGATATAAGCAATGCTTTTCCAAAATTCAGAGCAGGAGAAACACCAGCAATACCAACAACACCAGCAGCAGCAGCAACACCAACACCAGCAATAGTAAAAACACCAACACCAGCAACACCAACACCAGCAATAGTAAAAACACCAACACCAGCAACAGTTATATTAAATATAAGTGAGTATGGAGTGCCTCTTCCCCATCCTTTTCCTGATAAAAAGCAAGATAGAGCCCGATATAAACGCCAGCTTATACTTCAGGATACTCTTGATCGCTTTGCTGAAAATACACAATTTTACACCGACAGGGCAATAGAAAACCTGACTAGTTGGGAACAAAAAAAAATAACTCCAAGATCTTGTATACTAAATGTTACCATATCAGACTGGGGAACAAAAGCACAAGAAGTAACAAAAAAGTATGGAACAACATTTGCATGTCTAAATATGGCTTCTAAAAATCCCGGTGGACACTATATGGGAGGCGCCACAGCACAAGAAGAAAATATGTTTCGCAGAACAAATTGCCACTTTTCGCTCGTTCCTAATACTGAATTCTTCACAACGTCAAGAACATACACGGCGGCTATGATAGACCTTATTACTGGAAAAAACAATAGTGTATATATAGATATAGCCAATCCTCGTATATGTATTAAAAGTGAGGAAATATTTATAGATGGAGTTGTTTCTGGATATGAAGATTTAAAATATCATGAAATATTCCAATTTTATGAAATGCGTTCGGCAGCAATAAACATAACACGTGAAGGGGAAGGATTATTTGATGAAGATGAAATGAGAACACGTATTCACGCACAAATTCAAACACTTATTGACAATAAGATAAGACATGTAGTTTTTGGTGCTTTTGGGTGCGGTGCCTTTCACAATCCACCAGAAAGAATAGCCTGTATATACCGTGATAAGTTAAAAACAGTAGAGAGTTACTTTGATGTAATTGAATTTCCCATATTTTACGCAGGACACGGAGATAATAACTTCAATATATTTAAAAAAGCATTTAAAGTAACCGCCTTTACAAAACAAGACGGTTCGATTGAACGGAGTTGGCGTTATAATACTACAGACTTTAAAGTTTCACATAATATACCTGAAAATATGGGTACTATAAACTACAAAATACCATACCGCTATGGTGGAGATAGTACAAGTGTTATGAATGCAAGCAATATTACTTTAAAACAATCTGATTTAGATAGTGAAGAAAAGAAACAAAGTAAGCGTGTGTTTATTATGAAACAAACTCTTGAAAGATTTGCAAGTAAAGGAACTAATTTATTTACCACTGCCCAAAAAAATTTAGAGAAATGGATTGAGAAAGCAAAAACAAATCAAGAACCAAACCTGCTAAGTGTAGAGAATATAGATTGGGGAGTCGCAGTATCAAACTATACACAAAAGTATGGTGTAATATTTGCATGTTTAAATATGGCAAACGCATATACGCCTGGCGGTGGTTATATTAAGGGTTCGGGAGCGCAAGAAGAAAACATGTTTCGTAGAACAAATTGTCATTTTACAATAGACTCTACGCATCTTGTTCCAATTAATACTGACCAGGAATGGCAAAAAAGACAATATGCTCCAGAAAAAATAGACCTTCTTAAGGGAAAAGATGGTTATGTATATTTTGATTGGGAATATCCCCGAATATGTATACGAGGACCAGAAGAAAATAGTATATCTTTAGGATATGATTTTCTAGATGATGGCAAAATATTCCCTTTCTATGAACTGCGTTCTGCGGCCTTGGATCGTAGGAAGGATGGTAAGCCACCAAAGCAACTGAAAATGGCAGACTGGGAGATTCGTAAAATGAAATACCGTATTAATGCACAACTCGAAACACTAAGAGTACATGATGTAAAACATGTTATTTTAGGTGCTTTTGGGTGTGGAGCATTTTACAATGACCCAGAAACAATAGCTGAGCTTTACAAACAAGCTATAGAAGAACGTAAAGCATATTTTGAGGTAATTGTATTTGCCATAATACCTGAAACTCCTAATACGAATTTTGAAAAATTTAAAAAAGTATTTGAGACTAATCCATTAAGCATTGGTGCTAGTGCTAGTGCTAGTCCTAGTGCTAGTGCTAGTACAACTACTGACAATTTAGCACCACCAGTAAATGCACCAACACCACCAACATCAGCAAAACCAGCACTAAAACTAGCAATACCAACAACACCAGCAACACCAGCAATACCAATAAAACCACTAAAACTACCAATACAAACAAGAAAAGTAAGATTTAAACCCAATATCAAAGAAGAGTTTAGCATACCAGTGGGAAAATTACTGAAAACAGACTTTTACAGTCCCCGCACAGAGCGGCTCAATAGGGATGAAGTAAAAGCACTAGAGTCTCACAGGTTCCTCAGGAGAGATACAGACAAGCACCGGCCGAGCGACTACTTCCATGATAACGATGAAGCGGCGGCAGCTGTAATGATTGAGCGTCACTCAAGAGTAGATTATGATTTCCTACGCGGTGTAAAACAGAACCTCTATAGTCTTATGAAGACGAATCAGAATCAGTTAAGTGATGATAGGTTAAACTTCTTACTGAAGATTATACTTTTCTTACAAGATAATGATATTATAGATAGAGCAGATAAAATGTTGAAAGGTACCATGGCGAGAGATGATACAACACTAGATAAGGCAAAGGTTAAGCTTAACGCAAGGGTAAAAGCTGCAAAAGCGGATAGCGAAGAACAAGAACTTTTTGACAAAATAGTAGAGGACCAATTATCTAGATTAGAACACTAACCAAAGTAAGCTGGACATAAAAAACACTAACCAAATTTAATTTAAACATTAAGATCAATGGTAAAACACAAGTAAAAGTAGCAAAAAGGTATTTATGGATGAAATATAAAGCAACAAAACTGCTACTTAAAATTAACAACAATTATAATCAACAACCATAAAATTCAAATTTGTTAATAAATAATTTACATAGCTACTTGATTTATGTGACTTATTTTTATATAAACGTTTATTATGGTGTAATTTTAAAAGATGGGATTTTTTACTAGTCATTTTTTTGTTAGAGTTTGCCAAACTAAGATATTTTTTATAAATAGTATAACTTGCATTAATTAGTGAAAATGTATTATGTGTTAAACTATAATTTTTTAACATTATAAACAGTTGATCCATTGGATAATTAGGATTAATTTTTATATCTAGTTTCAAACTATCGCATCTAAAATTGAATATATTAGAAACAAGTACTTTTTCTACATTATATATTAATAAAGATTTGAAAAATATATAACTCAAAACATGGGATTTTTCATTATATAAAACATCTCCATTTTTTGTAATAGTTGTTAAAAACTGGGCATAGTCAAGTTTATTTACATGCAATATTTTAGCTACTTGAAAAAATGAATGATTTACTTCTGTTTTATAAAATCTCTCAAAAAGCTCTATTAATTTTACAAAATTAGTGCTATTATTATAGCAATAAATAAAAGTATGAATTATAAAAGCCCAAAATTCCGTAATTGCTTCATTTAGTCCAATTTTTTTATAGCTAGATGAACTTGGCGCAATATTGAATGTCTTTATTAGGCTTTGAAAATTACTATTAGCCTCATAATTCGTATGTAATAACTTGTCAACATTATAAGAATGTAGAGTTTCATGAA